TCAACCGAAATTGCATTGGGGTATTCGTCCGCTGTTCTTGTCACAAGTGAATAACTGTAGTCTTGGCTGAATTTCCGCACATTGGCTTCGCTCACGCTCGAATCTAAACCTCTGCGTTGCGGATAAAAATTCTTTTTCCAACCGAATGTATATCTTTTCCAAACCTCTGATATATCAACAATTTGCATCGACTTCTGGATAATTTCTGGAGATTCGACATTCCTGAACGTCACCGTATCTGGTAACGTGTTTGGTGTATATGCTTCCACCTCACCAGAGGCATTCATTCTTGGAAATGCACCGCATGACCTCATGCAAAGTTCTGCATATTTTCTGAAAGGCTCTGGCTCATACCAAACATATCCAACGTCAGAATCCCTTATCACATTGGCAAATGTATGCGGGATGGCATTGGATACTATTCTTGCCGCTGAATTACCAACAATATTGAAGTTCCCAGATGCAGAACCATATTCGCCACCCAAATCTATTGTGATTACATCATTGGTTCCCGGTGCAGTTACAAACGATATATCCACACCTGTGAATCCGCTGTAATAGCTTCTGGTGTAATGTGTAGTTAAGGTTTGAGTAACTCCGTTTTTCCTGACAACCAAATCCGACAGGAACGGCTCAATCCAATACATCCTGTATGCTGTACTGCTTCGCCTAATGGGTTGCATATTAAATACGCCAGTGCCAAGCCCAAACGGATAATCAAGATTCGCATAACTGGAATAACTATAGTCCGATATATCAACCGTTTGATTTAAATAAACATCTAAAAGATTTTGGTCTGTAAGTATTCTGGCGTAATTATTCGGCAGTCTTGCAAAGTCGGCTATCTTGCCAGTGTAGATTTGCCTGAAGCTACTAAATGCCCAACTTCTATCCCCGTAATAAACCGTAATGCTAAATCCGATAAAGTAATAATCAAACAGGCTTGCATTGTCGATTTTTACATCAATGCTTTCCAATACTGAAAGTTTTTCATCCTGCCGCAAAATTACATCGTTGACTATGCTTGCTGTGTAGTTTGGCGCATCAACATCATAAGGGTCTATATAACCAAAATTCGAGATATACAAAATCCCGGCTGTGCCACCATCATCCTCATAGTTGATTTGAATAGCGGCTGTTGGCTGTTTGTCAGGTTGTTTCAGCCATGCTAACCATTGCGCATCAGTTAAGGACACTGGCTTTATTCCTGAAGGTTACAGCGTCACGAATCTGCTTGGCTGTCTCATAAGTATTGCGAGCAATCTCGGTATTCTGGTCTATGGATGCGGCTCCATTTCTGCTCAATACTTTAATCACCTCATTGAGTTTCATGGTTATCTCGTTATCCCTGCCTCTTGCTTCATCAGCAGTCATGACTCGCTCACCCTTATGAAGTTCAGCGATATAGCCGTCATAAGGCACATAACTCAAACCGTTCCTGTGTGAACCGGATATCATTGCCTTTGCTGTTTCTAGCATTGCGCCCGCACTTCCTGCTGATGTTATTCTGTCGATTAAGTTTTGAGGCAAGCCATAGTGAATACCCTTCTGGAACATTTCTCTGGCGTATCTGGCTAGTTGTTGGTCAACAGGAACTCCCGGTCTGCCTTCTTCCCCTGCCGCCCCATAAAATAATCCCTGCCCCAAACCAGTTTCAGCGTAGCCTGATATACCAGAGCCGGAAAGCCTGAAGTCTATTCCTGCCGCGTTATATAGCCCCACAATGGCTTTATCTAACTCGCGGAAGGTTGCAATTACGGGGTCGGATTCTGTTCTTCCTGCTCTGCGAGTAAATCCTACCGGCTGAATACCGGATGCAAATGGGTCAATAGAATATTCTCCGGGCAAACCGAGAGAAGATAATAAAAATCCTGCGTTGAATGATGGAGTAGATTTTGTGCCAAATATCTTATATGCGGCAAACAACGCGGCAAGCGTTGCTGTAATAGGGTTAAATATTGCGGATTTGAAGCCTGCCATGAAACCAGACTGGCCGCCTGCCGCGGCTCCTGTGAACTGACCTCCGGCAGATGTTGCTCCTGCCATACCGCCACCAAATCCACCGCCTGCGCCTGCTACTCCTGCCGCACCTCCAACACCTACAACGCCTGCGGCTCCGGCTCCTGCAACTCCCGCTCCTACTGCTCCTGCGGCTCCACCACCGAATATTCCACCGGCTCCACCGCCACCAAATATGCCGCCTGTAACAGCACCAGTGCCGCCTCCGACACCAATTGCATTTGCGATTGCATTTCCTATCGCGCCAAATCTGCCGAGCAGACCTCCAAGTAAATTCATTATTTTAGAAGCGGCAAAGTCTGCAACCATCTTCTTGAGCATTTGCTCAAATTTATCGCCTATGTTTTTGAATGCATCCCTGCCGTTATTAAATAAATCAGTGAAAAATCCGCTTATACTGCTATGAAATGCCTCATATTTTTCTTCAGCTTCTTCAAGTGCTGTTGCGCTTTCTTGAATGGCTGACTTGTTATTGTGTATCTCTGTGGTCAGAGCAATTATTTGTTTTTTCTGTGCATCTGTAGCATCAGGAGCTTTCAGCAATGCGTTATATATTTCTAGTTCTACTCCAGTTAAATTGAGAGCTGTTTTTTGGTCTTTTAGGCTTTGAATCAAATCTCCGGCCTTATCGCCAAGAGTTTCAACAGCCTCGGTTGTGCCGCCCGGCTCACTTATCGTATTGGTTAAGTCTTCAAGGGCAATGTCAGCTTCAACCACTTCACTCGCCATATCGGCAATAGTAGTATCAGTCGTATCTATTTGAGATTCCAGTGCATTTAGTCTGTTTTCAGTATCTTGAATGCTGTCAGCAAATACATCATTACCTCTTGAAGCGGCTTTGAGTTCCCTCTCGGTTTCTTCTAATGCTCGATTAAATGATTTAACAGGACTAAGAGGATTTTTTGCCGCGGCTGTTATACCCGCAAAGGTAGCCAGTGCATCAATCTTAATATCAATAAACTTGTCTCTTATTCCTGTCAGTACAGGAGCAAAGATTTTCATAAAGAATAGTTTTAATTTGAGCCATGCCTTTTCTATGAATAAGGCTCCTGCGACTGCCGCCTTCTTAATCTTGTCGAAATTCATAATAATCGCGACAGCGGCAACTGATATTGCTGTGGCTATTGCACCAATCGGATTAGAGGCTATTGCAACATTCATAGCAATAATCGCGGTTCTTATCTTTCCAATATTGCCAACCAATGCTCCAACAGCGGCAACGCCAAAATATGTCCCAAGGCCAACTCCGAGCAATGTGACTGCCTGAACTACAAAATCAACGTTTTCGGTTAGAAATCCCATTGCACCAGAAAGGCTTGATATTGCTCCGGCTAACAGGGATATACCCCCTGCATCACCGATAGCCAAAAAGAATTTAGTTACTTGGTCAGATAGGTTGGATAGCAATCCGGGCAATCTTTGCATCTGGTTTTCCATTGCCCCGGCAAAATTAACCTCACCAATACCCATTAGATACTCTTGTATCTTTTCAGAGTTCATTGCAACGGTGGTAGTGACACCTTGGAAGGTAAAGGAAACCTCCTCACCCTGCTTAGAAGCCCTGATACCAAATTCCTTTAATCGCTCGAACTCACCTGTTGAGGCATCAGCAACAGCCTCAATCATTTGCATCATATCCTTGCCCATGGCGGCCGCAGTGTTGCCGTAGGATTCTAATGCTCTTTGTGATGGGGCAAGCCCCAGAGACGACAGCCTTGTAAAAGCTGTTACTGATTGGTCAAGGGTGAATGGCGTGGTAGAAGCAAATCCGAGTAACTTCTCAAATGCCAGCGCGGCATTCTCTGTGCTTCCTGTTACTGTAACCAGAGAGCCTTTCAGACGCTCTGTTTCGGTCACAGTGTCGGCAAACGATTTACCTAAGGCAACTACACCTAAAGCGGCAAACGCGCCTCCTACGAGCTTCAGGGTGCTTCCAAGCCCCTTGAAACTCTTATCCATCTTGCCGACAGAATCGTTTACATCTTTTTCGGTCTTTTTACCCGTTTTACCAAGTGCGCCAATTTCATCATTAGCGGAGCGGAGGTCACGAGTATCAACCTTTATTTTGATTTCTGCTAAGTCCATCTTTGCCTTTGATTACCATACCGCGCAATGCGGATTTCATAGTGTCTGCCACCCTTTCTTTTTCTTTATCAGAGCGGAAAGGTGCTTGGACGTTCTGGTTGGTATATCTTACCACCCCACTAGCGTATTTCGCTGACATTTCTCTGATTGTTCTGGCTTCCCATGATGTAAATGAGATGCCAGTGTTTTTAGTAAAACAATCGAGTTCTTGCCAACTTAATGGTGTAAGCCCATTCCCCGTGTTGATAGCCATACCAACATCAGAGAATAGGCCAACCATGTAATCGAATGGCTCCACATTTGGGAGCCGTTCGAGTATTGCTTCTTCGCTTTC